GGTGAAATCAATAAAGAAATATCAATATTAGAACAGATACATGCTACTGGTATAGAGACAGTTGCTAATAAACAGTATAAATCTTATTTAAAAGATACTGGCTTAAATAAACTGCTTAAACAATATACAGATGCTGAAGAAAAATGGAATGCTATAAGAGATAGAATGGGGAATGTGTGTACAGCATTACATGATAAAACTGATTATCCAGGTAAAGATAAATATTTCCATACACCATATGATAGTAAAGGTGTAGAAGCATTCTTAAGAGATATATGTAATGCTTTAGCTAGAGAGAATTTCATTCATACACCTAAAGGTAAAAGATTGAAGGAGTTAGAAGATAAAAGAACTGCTGCAATCGATACTGTTATGGGTATGACTGAGACTGAACCTCTTGTTAGAGAACTTAATAAAATCTTTAAAGGCACTAATGTTCCTATGTTAGGAGGTAAATAATGAAAACAAACATAATAACAATAGAAAAAAATGTTCCAATACCTGCTATAGTACATCCAAGAGGATGTTCAGAAAAATACAATTTCATTCAGGATATGGAAATAAATGATAGTTTTAAAATTAATGGAGTTACTCCAGACTTTAGTCCTAGAGGTGTAAGAGCACACATATATGGATTAAATTCTAATACAAAATGTAAATATACTATTAGAACATTAGAAGGTAATTCCAATAACCCTAAAGCAATAAGAGTTTGGAGGGTTAAATAATGGCCAAGAAAATGAGTAAGAAAGATAAAGTATTAATGTATCTTCAAACTTATGGTTCTATTACTCCAATGGATGCTTATGAGCTCTTCCAGTCTATGAGGCTGGGAGCTCTTATCCATGACTTAAGGCATCAAGAACCTTATTATAATATAGAATCTAAGAAAGAAGGTAAGGCAGGATACGCTAGATATACTCTAAAAGAGGGTGTATATCCTGACCATGAGTAATTTCTTGGATAATTGTTCGAGAAATAGTAAATTATAAGGCTATCAAATAAGGAGAAGTATAATAATGAAAACATTATTAATCGATTTAGAGAATGGCTATAAATCTATTGGAAGCAAAGAAATGATTCAACAAAAATTTGGATTACCAGTCTTAAGTTTTAATGAATTTTCTTCTTTTAGAGATTTTATAGGTCAAATCTGGACTCGTAAGAAAATAGAAAAAGAAGTAAAAGTTGGTGGAATATCTGTTAAACAATCAGGCTATGAAGTAATAGCTAAGGAAGGAGCAGATATTGATTGTATGGTAATAGATACAGCTAGTGAAATGGCTAAGAAATATGCTAGAGAATTAAAAGGTAAGGCAGAACAAATGCAATTAAAGCAATGGGGTAAACTAAAGGAACAATTAGATAGTTTCTTTGCTTTTACTAATGCTATACCTTCTAATTTAATAGTTAATTGCCATAGTAAGATGCAAGAAGATAATGAAAATGGTATAATGAGAGTCATGCCTTACATAGAAGGTTCTACTAAAGTAGATGTTGGTAAGTGGTTTGATTTTGTATTATATACTAAAGTTCGTAAAGCTAAAAATGGTGCTCGTGAATATGTATGGGTAACAGCTAGAGATGAACATTATTGTCATGCAAAGGATAGAACACAAGAACTACCTAATGAAATACCACAAGACTATAGTATAATATTCGATGCTGTAAATAAAAAAGGCTGGGATACTGCTAAAGTACTTGTAATAGGTGAACCAGGTAGTGGTAAAACATTGAGTTTAAAAACGTTAATTAACATGAATAAGGAGGAATAGCTATGGGAATAGTTGTAACTAAAAAAGAAGGTGGTGGAGGATATGATGAAGGTTGGAAAACTGTAACTGTATCTGATGCTAAAAAAGGTGATTTCAATGGGTCTAAATATATAGACTTATTCTTTGAAGGATACCCTGAGTCAATAAAATGCAGAGTATGGGAAGCTAGAAGCCAAGATGGAGAAGAATTCTCTATTACTAATATGGTAAGATATGCTAATCCAACTATATTAGAAGAAATGGATAAGGATGGAACTGTTGCTGCAACATTAGATGATACACCAAATGGTTTAAAAGGTAAATCATTACAAGTATTATTCTATAAGAAAGCAAATGGTTATTCAGAGATATCACAAAAAGTAGCTCCTGCTATACCATTTCAAAATATAGTAGATAATTTTGACGACAATAGAATTGCTCGCATAAAACAATCTGCTGAAACATACCAAGCTAGAAGAAATGAAGCTAATGGTGTTGTAGCTGGAACAACTGAAACAACAGAAGGTAAATCTGACGATATGCCTTGGTAAATTAACATAATTAATGAGAGCCAATAACTGGTCCTATAAGTCCTATGTGGGAGAAAGGGTAGAAATACTTTAGCACTCAACTGGCAAAGGAATATGTGAGGCTCTCGTTAATAAAATAAGGGGAAATAACATGATAAGAGAATTCGCTTTTGGATTGTCAAATAGACATCATTTCTTTCCAACTGATAATTCAGTTAAATGGGAGAATGTTGCTAAAGATACTTTCTTATCTCTGTACGGATATGATGAGGAAGTAACAGAGTTTTTCAATGAGAAAAAAACATTATCAGGATTTGATGGGCCTATTTATATGCCTAAAGAGTTCATATTAGATGTAGATGGCGTAGAAATAGAAGAAGCACAAGATAAAACTATTAAGTTAGTTTCATTACTAAATAATTTAAAAGTTCCTTCTAATATTTATTTTAGTGGTAGAGGATTTCATATAGGTATTCCAGATAAAGCTTTTAAATGGAAACCAGGAATGAATCTTCATCTTAAAGTAAAGGACGAATTAGATAAAAGAGGTATATATAAATATGCTGATGTATCTGTTACTGATAAAACTAGAATCATAAGATTAAATAATACATTAAATAGTAAATCTAAATTATGGAAGGTTTATATAAAACCTGAAGAATTACTTGAACTAAATGGTTTAGGTATAAAGGCTATAGCAAATAAACCAAGACAAATAGAAATACCTATTTTAGAATGTGAACCAGTGTTTGACGTAATGGAAAGAGAAGTTAAGAAACAAACTACTAAGTTTAAAGAAACTGTAGGTAGTGAACCAGACCCTATGCTTTATCCATGTATACAAACAATGTTAAAAGGTGGAGCATATGGAGGTAGACATGCTATAGCTTTAAGACTTGGTGCGTGGTTAAGGTGGAGATATCCAGAAAATATAGTAAGACTTGTAATGGAAGATTGGAGAAAAAGAGTTACTACTATAGAGCATCCTTTTAAGCAAAGTGAAATGGATAGATTAATTACTGATTGTTATAAAGGACATGGTGGTAGTGGTTATCGTTATGGCTGCAATGATAAAATAATGGATAAACATTGTAATTCTACATGTACTTTATTTAAAGCTAAGAAATCTCAAGGTTTAATGTCAGCTGATGATATGGAAGAAAACTTAATTAGTTGGCTTAAAGGAGATGTAGTTCCTCTAGATTTAGGTGGATTATATGGTAAGGATTTTCCTATATATCCTGGAGAATTAGTAGTCATACAAGCTCCTCCTAAATCAATGAAGACTATGCTTGTTCAAAATTGGGTAAATGCATTTAAGAAACCTACATACTTCTTAGAGATGGAAATGTCTCCAAGACAAATTTGGCAACGTTTTATTCAAATAGAACAAGGATGGACTGAAGAAGAACTTAAGGAGCATTACGCTAATGATAATTATAAAATAGCCAATAAGTTTAAATGGCTAAATGTAGATTATCAACCTTGTTTTTCTATAGAGCTTGAGAAAAGAATAGCAATGCTTCCAGTAAAGCCAGAAGTAGTTATTATAGACCATATGGGATTATTACTTTCTAAACATAGAGATTTAAATCTTAAAATGGAAGAAATAGCAGGAGCATTAACTGAACTTGCTATTAAGCATAATATAGTAGTAGTTGCTATATGTGAAATAACTAAACAAGCTATGACTGAAGGTATGGGTATATCTTCTGTAAGAGGCTCATTTAGAATAGCTTATAATGCAAGTAAAATTCTTTCTTTAACTACGTCTAAAGACACTGAAGGAAATGTTACTAATATGATTATTAAAACAGATGCAAATAGAGAAAGAGGAGCATTAAATGTATTGCTAAAAATTAATGGTCTAAGAATAGATGCACCTAAAGGAGGTATAAATGTCTAATAAAAGAAGTCTAAGTCAAATAAGTAGTGATATTATGTTAACTCAAAATAGTTTTGAACTAACTGAAGAGGAAATAGATGAACAGTTAGATATATTACATACTGAGTTACATAAAAAGGAAAATGGTGTTTATTGGTTTTATAGGTCTATGGATAAAAAAGTAGAATTAGCTAAAGAGTATAAATCTAAAATGGATGAAGCTATTAAGAAAATGAAATATACTCAAGAAAAGTTAAAACGACTTGTCCTAGAGGCTTATACAGTTAGTGGACAACTTCCAGCACATGATGAATTTAATCCAATCAAAATAATGCAAATGGGTAAAGTAGAGATAATAGATGAATCTAAGATACCTGAAGAATATTATATTGAAAAGATTGAAACTAGACTGGATAAAAGAAGAATACTTGAGGAGTTAAAGGAAGGAACTATAATTCCTGGAGTAAGATTAAAGAAAAACAAACACGTCAGGGGGTTAAAATGATACATCCATATGGAGAAATAAGAAAGGTGCCTTTAGATTATCAAGGCATCAAGTCTTCAGCTTATGCTGTACAAAGACAAGAACTAAATGCTAAAAAACAAACACTTGATTGGAAAGAATGTGG